GAACGCCGGCCAGCTGAAGGCGCTGGCGCTGGCGGCCGGCTTCAACGACCGCGATGCCTCGATCATGGCGGCGATCGCCATGGCCGAATCTGGCGGCCGCAGCAACGCGCACAACAACAACGCAGCGACCGGCGACAACAGCTACGGCCTCTGGCAGGTCAACATGCTCGGCCGCATGGGGCCGGAGCGGCGGCGATCGTTCGGCATCGGCAGCAATGAGGCGCTGTTCGATCCGGCGGTGAACGCCAGCGCCGCGCGCAAGGTGTTCGAGAGCCAGGGCTTCGGCGCGTGGTCGGTGTTCAAGTCCGGCGCCTACAAGCAGTTCCTGCCGCAGGCCATGCGTGCCGGCGCTACCCCGATGGCGCCTGCGCTGCCACCGGCAACCGCTCCGGCCATGGCTGGCGTGACGCAGGCCGGTGCCAACCTCAGCGCCGCGCAGGGTGCGCTCGCCAGTCAGCAGCAGCGGCTCAACGAGCTGCAGACCATCACGGCGCTGGAACAGAAATACGGCGCGATCACCGATGCGCTCAGCAGCCAGCAGGAGGCGGCCGGCAACAAGCTGCGCGATGAGGTGCGCTATTTCGAGCTGCTGAAGCAGGGCATCAGCCCCGAGATTGCCAAGCAGCGGGTGGAGCTGGAGGCAACGGCCGCGATCGAGCAGGAGAAGCTGCTGGCGATGGAGGCCGAGCTGCAGGCGAAGATCGCCACGCTGCCGGTGGATAGCGCGCTGCGCCAGGAGCTCGAGAAGCAGGTGCAGGCGATCGAGGACCGGCTGAACCTGCAGGGGCAGCTGGTGAACAAGACGCTCGAGCTGGCCGATGCTGAGCGCAAGGCACGCGAGGAGCGCGAGAGAACGGAGCAGCGCGCCGCTGAGATCAAGGAGCTCTACGGCAACATCAAGAGCACGATCGCGGACGGCATCATCGGCGGCATCGAGGCCACCATCGAAGCAGCGATGACCGGCGCGGACAATCTCGGCGACACGCTGAAGGGCATCGCGTCTGGCGTGCTTAAAGACATTGGCTCCATGTTGCTGCGTTTCGGCATGAAGTCGATCTTTGCCGGCTTCGGCTTCGCCAACGGCGGCGTGATGACCTCCAGCGGGCCGGCACCGCTCAAGAAGTATTCCCAGGGCGGCATTGCCAACCGGCCGCAGCTGGCGCTCTACGGCGAGGGCAGCAAGCCCGAGGCCTACGTGCCGCTGCCCGATGGTCGCCGCATCCCTGTGGCGCTGCAGGGGCAGGACAAGATGCGCGAGGCCATGGGTGCCGGGCCGACGCAAGGCATGGGTGCCCCGGTGCTCAATATGAGCTTCCAGAGCACCAACATCGGCGGCGTCGAATACGTCAGCCGCGATCAGCTGGAGGCCGCCATGGCCGAAACCCGGCGCGCTGCATCCCGCGACGGTGCGAAGCGTGGAATGACCATGACGCTCGATAAACTGCAGCAGAGCCCGTCCACCCGTACCCGTGTGGGGCTGCGCTGATGGCTGAGCAGTTCCCCCGGATCAAGCCGACCACCCGAGCCTTCAAGCTCGGTACCTTCCCGGTGAAGACCTACCGGGCACTGTCGGGTGCGACCGTGAAACGCGCCTTCGGCAGCCGTCCCAGCGGATTTGAGTTGCAGCTCGGCTTCGACAACATCCCGGACGCCACCACTGAGCAGCTGCTGGCGCACTACAACGGATCCAGCGGTGGCTTCGATCGCTTCACGCTGCCGGCTGACCTGTTCGCCGGGATGACCACTACGCTGCGCGGCTACATCCAGGCACCGACCAGCATCCGCTGGGAGTATGCCGGGCCGCCCGAGGTGCAGTCGGTCTACACCGGCCGCAGCCGTGTCTCGATCACCCTCATCGGAGAGCTCGACTTCTGATGGCCGAGATCCGCATCTGCCAGTTCTTCAAGCTGCTGACGACCGATGGCGTCACACACCGCTACCAGAACTATTTCGTGGCGCAGACCGCCATCCTGCAGAGTGAGAGCTACTTCTTCGCGCCATTTCGCGCCGAAGGTGCGCTGGCCACGTTGAACGGCGAGAACGCGCAGCTGCAGGTGCTGTTCCCCCATGTGGACTTCGCGCTGGTGCTGGTGGAGCGCGGCAACGGCAACCGGCTGAGCGAGCTCACCCTCACCACCGCCTGGCTGAACGCTGCCGGCACAATCACCAACACCGCCACCGACTATTACATCGGCCTCGGCGCCAGCTTCAGCGAGACCACCATCGAGCTGCGCTTCCGCTCGGCGATCGACAGCGTGGGCTCGAGCTTTCCCGGCCGCAGCTTCACCCGCGACATGGTGGGACCGCTGCCGCTCAACTCGGAGCTCTACCTGCGATGAATGACCTGGTGGGTCTCGGCTACGGCTGGGGACACCGGCCGGGCGATGGCAGCGGGCTTACCGACTGCTTCCAGCTGGCGTGCGAGGTGCGCGACCGGCTGGGGCTCACCAGCTACCGCGAGCGCTTCCAGTGGGTCTACAGCGACTGGAGCGAGGAGACCTTCCCGCGCTCGATGATCGTGCGCTGGGTGCTCGAGCACGGCAGCCCGCTGAAGCGACCCCAACGCGGCGCGGTGGCACTGCTGCCGGCCGGTAGCGGCACAGCGCTCGGCACCTGCCTTGGCCGGGCGCTGCTGTTCATCGGGCCGGGGCAGAATGTCGTACAGGCGCCGCTGCCTGATGGCGTGGCGCGCTACTTCTGGATGGATCGATGACGCGCAAGCTGCTGCCCTATGAGCACGAGCTCATCCAGATCCTGAAGGTCTCAGAGGACGAATACCTCGAGTTTCTGGCGGTGCAGCACGACTTCACGCGATCGCGTGAGGAGAAGCTGCAGGAACTGCGCGCTGAACCGATCTCGATCATCCTTGCGGTGGTCGGCATCATCCTGCAGGCCGTCAGCTACCTGCTCGCTCCGAAGCCGGAGATGGAGCAGAAGAACCAGCGGCAGCGCCGTGATCAGGTGTTCGCCCCGCGGTTCGGCTTCAACTCACAGCAGGAGCTGGCCAAGTACGGCGACCCGGTGAACCTCGTCTACTGCAACGTGGACGACAACCCAACCGGCGGCGTGCGCGTGGCAAGCTCGCTGGTGTGGTCGGCTGTCCACAGCGAGGGCTCGAGCCAGTTTATGCAGATGCTGGTGGTGATCGGCGCGTCTGAGATCCAGCGCATCGGACCCGGCCGGATCGCGTTCGGCCAGACCCCGATCCGTCAGCTGGCAGCCGGCAAGACCTGGGCGTATCTCGGCGCCAACCGGCCGCTGCGGTTCTCCGATCTGATCCGCGGTGATGAGAGCGACCCGACGCGCATCGGCGAGGCGGCCAGCAGCATCGCCTACCGGCCGACGCTGATCGGCGACAATCATCAGGACGGCTTCAGCCAGGCCTTCTCGCCGAGCACCATGACGCGGTTCGGTGTCTTCGCGCCGATCCCGATCAACGTGGTCTACATCGACCGCGATGAGGATGGCAGGGAGAAGGACGCACCGCTTGGCGTGGAGATCGCCGGGCTGGAGAGCTACTGGCCACTGAACGTGCTCAACGACGCGCGTCCCACAGTCCCGGTCGGGCAGCGCATGACGCTGATCTTCCGGCAGATCAGCTCAGGCGGCAGCGACACCGCCCGCGCGGCCAAGGAGCTGCGCCGCACGCTCTCGAGCTACATCGACGCGGCCAGCACCTACAAGCTCGGCAGCGCGAAGTTCCGCGTGGCGGCACCGATCAAGAACGTGGAGCTGGAGGACGGCGCCATGCGGGTCTCGATGGAGTGCATCGAGGCTGGTATCTGCCCGATCGAGGACTACGGCACCACAGACTTCAAGAAGAACGGCCGCGAAGCACAAAACGAGATCATCAAGCTGCAGGGTGAAATTGAAACGCTGAACGATGAGCTGCTGCGCAATCAATCGATCCTCAAGCCCGGCGTTGGCGATGGGATCAGTGCAAAGCTCAATGAGATTGATTCGCTCATCAGTCTGGTTGAAGAGTTAAGAGATAACCGTTGGACTGCTGCCGAGATCGACAGCATACTCAACGATGACGGTGACATCTTCGACGATCGCATCAATCCATTCGCCCAGAGGGTGCTAAACACTCGCCAGAGCCGAGACGACGAAAGAAACCAGATCGAAGAATGGCAAGAGGAGATCAGCGCAGAGCGGAAGAAACCCAACACCAGCCAGGCGTTCATCGACAGAAGAAGGCAGTGGATCAGGGAAGCCAGGGTACGAATTGCGACTCTGAGCAAGCGCCTGAGGAATCAGCAGTCAAAGCTCGACTGGGCCGTTCGTGAGTATGGCTTCAATACGCCCAGA